CAAGGACGCTCTCACCATGTTGTTCATCACAACCCCGCGCCGTGAGATTTAGGCCAGCGCATCGGATTTATTCGGGAATTGCACCCTAGCTTTCGCATGCCGATTAAGTCTTTTCTTCCACGCAGCCAACCTGTAGCCCTTAGTTTCGCCTGGAGTGCGGCAAGCGTAAGGAGCCCAAAAAGAAAAAAGCTGTTAAGACAGACCCCGGTGAGAAACCAACACATCTTTATGGGACATGCTGCCACCCCAAAGGGGTCGGAGTCTGACTTAACAGCTTTTGTTCTTTGCAGGGCTTCTCACGGCTTACAAAGAAATCCCCGTGCTTTTCCGGGGTGTCATTAGAACTTAACCTATTCTAAGTGCATTGAGGTCTGTGGGATTTACATCTGTTCAGAGCAGATGGAGAGATTATTTCATAGCGTTTCAGGAGATGTCAAGCGTAAATCCATAACTTTTTTCACTACAGCAAAAAGTCCTGCATTTACATGCAAATCGTTCACATCCCATCCAACTTGATCCGCCATCGTCCAAGGTAATCCAGTCTGCTCAGCAGCCTTCTGACCCGTCTCTGACTCGTCATTGTCTGCAAAGACAAAACGCTTGCCGCGCACTTGGTCAACAACTTGAACCATATTGTTAGCCGAAAACGTAACCACAACTCTTGCATCGATCCCACAAGTATTCAGCGCATTTTTAAGGCTCAACCCTGTTGAATAGCCTTCGACAAACCACGTCTCTTCAGCTTTATGCGAACCAAGACTCAATACAGCATTACGGGCGCGCATACCAGGAAACATCTTCTTGAGGTATCTACGATCCTTGGGGTCCCAATAAATCGATTGGTAGCCCTGTATCTTACGCGTTACTACATTACGCATAGGGACTAGTAATAACTCGCCTTTTACAAGCCCCTTCTCCTCGCCTAGTCCCTTGTAGGACAAATACTGGTGCTCTTTCAGCTTACACCCTCGCAGGATCGTTTCTGCTGTACTGGCTGCCCTTTGGTAGGCTTGCTCCTGCTCCGAAAGCTGAGAGCGCCTCTGAGCAGCCCACCGGGCCTTCTCCTCTGGCGTCCAGGGCGTCTGATCACCATCGAACCATATGACCTTAGCCTCTCCAGACCAATCCATAACCCAACCACGCCTACCATCCCAAAAATAAGCACCGTTATCACTGCGTGGCTTATCCACAGTCGGACACCGTTTAATTTTATCTGATGCATATAACCTCGCTGGATTGATATCAACACCATGTAATCGTGCAAACTCTACAAACGTCATTTGTGCGTCTCCTTCCAAACCTTTCTAATCTCTTCTTCCAGGTATTCCCTACCCTTCAGTCCTCGAGCTTTCTCAATTCGCCGCAGGTAATCTCTCCGATCTTCAAGCCTCAGCATCGCAAGTACATACCTAGCCTCACACCTGCGACGCCCCTCTTCATCTACGGCCATTCTGTATTTCCTGCGCCTTCCTGTATGCCACGTTTAAACTGCGAATTTTATTCGCGACCGCCCGCGTGACCGGCGTTTCTTTGGTCGTGAACGGGTACTGAGATTCCTGACCAGTAATTTGCCTATATAGATGCCAAGCCCGGCCAGGTTGCGACTTGACATCTGAGTGGTGTTTTGCGTATGTACACAGCTGCTCCCACAAATGCTGAGCGCTATTCGCTAATAGTTTCTTTTTGCTACCCTCACCAATATAAATCTCTTTCATGGTGCCAGGCATAGCAATCGTCATTGACTTCTGTACTTTTTCATAACCGCAAGCCATGCATCGTTTATGGAATGGGTGGAATCCACATTTGGGACACCCTTTCTTTTCGAACTCTTCCTTTTTACGAATTGTTTTGTCTAACTTCTCACCATCATCAAGCTCAGCTAAACCGTTGAAAAAGATTTCATTAAAGTCTTCAAAGAATCGAATGATGTTTCCAGAAAAGTCCAACAGCACACAATCTTTCTTGCCGGTCTCAGGTGAAACACGAAGCCCTCTACCCCACATTTGAATCGCTGTAGACAGACTTTTACGCAGTGGTCGTGCATCACACACACAAGAGACGTCAGGCACGTCAAAGCCTTTGGCAAGGGCCTCTACGCTGATCAACACCTTAAGATAGGTATTGGGCTTTCTGTACTCCTCTAGCAGCGTCTCACGCTCCTTCTCGCCTGTTTCAGAGGTAAACACAGCAGCCATGACGCCGTGGGAGATAAACTGCCTGCATAGTTCCTTACAGTGTTTGATCGTTGCGCCAAACACAATCGTCTTGCGGTTCTCACCGTATTTAAACCAATCGTCGATCACGTCACCAACAATAGTTAGCTCGCGCTCCTCTGCAGCTTTGTCGGTCCATTCTCCCCCTCGCGTCTCAGCGCCCGTCATGTCAGGCTTGCGGCAACTGAAGATTCTCATAGGTACTAAGATCTTCTGCTGCGTCAGATCATGCATCGTGGTGGCGTTAACGATATTAGTAAAGATCTTGCCAAGACCAGGCGTGAACGGTGTGGCTGACAATCCCACTACAACCGCACCCGTCTCCTCGGCAAACTGCGTCCATGCTTTGTAAGTAGTGTGTGCTTCGTCTACCACTAACACGTCAAGCTTTGGCCAGAACTCTCGTTTAGCGATTGTTTGCACTGACGCAATCTGAAGCAATGCATCTGGGTTTCTGCGCCAATGTTTAGCCTGGATAATGCCGTGGTTTCTCAGGCCATAACGATCTGCTACTGCAGATGTCTGATTAATTAGAGTCGTGCGATCACATAAGAAGACCGCACGTTTACCCCTTGACATAGCCTCATTGCATATCCTTAAGCCTAAGTACGTCTTACCAGCACCCGTAGGCGCCATAATTATCTGATTCTTATGCCCCTCACGAATCCCTTGGCGGAGGGACTCGTGTGCAGTCAACTGAAATGTTCTTGGGGCGGGGAAGCTGTATCCATCATCACGCTCACTTAGCGCTAGGTCCATGATTATTGTCCTTTAATTTTGTCTAGCTGTTTTTGTAAATCCTTAACCATTCTGATTGCTTCATTCTTTTCGTTCATCAAACCTTTCATGCGTAGATCTTGCTGTGCAATTCTAAGGTTCTGTGCTTCTATAACCTTATATGCCTCAGCAAGCTTGTCGTCTGCTTCGAGGAGCTTTTGCATAGCCTCGACGTCTGCCGCAAGAGCTGCTTCTGTAGCAGCCATTTCTTCCTCGCTTGGAGCCATCCCCTCAGACGGCGCAGCAGGGGCTTCTTGCTCATCTTGTTTAGTGGAACTAAGGTTTTCGGCTTTTTGAGCAAGACGTTTTGCATCCGAGCGATCTTTGTTTTCCTTTTGCTTTTCTGCAATTTTGGGGTCAAGAATGGCACCAACGAATGAGGCAGAGACGTTGCATGCCTTGGCAATTGCATTGAATGTAGCATCTTTGTATTTTTCCCATTTACGGCATTCTTGAACTCTATAAATTTTGTCTTCACGAGTAGGTGGCTTGCCGTGTTTATCATTGGCTTCAAGTGCCAATTCACGAGCGTCATCTAATGTCCCAAGTGTGAAATCAACCTCAAATTCTTTAACGCCTAGTTGCTTTAAGGCGTAGTACCTGTGAAAGCCATCCCATAACCAATAATTTTCGCCGTCGTAAACTGCGCTTAAAGCTGGATAATTTGCGTCATTTTTCATGTTCTCAACAATGGTACTAACCCAATCAGGGTACATCTGGCAACGCAGTTGGGTACCACCGTCAATACGAACATCTGATAATTTCAATCGTTTTGTTTCCATTTAAGTCTCCTGTTACTTACCGAATAAATCTGGACGTAGAGTTTTAGCCTTCACTTGGCGTTTAGTCTCTTTTTCTATGGCCTTAGCCAATGATGCTGAACACTTTTTCCTTCCTGACAAAATTAAACCGAGCCAAGTAGGAGTAATACCCAAACTGATCGCAAACAGTTTCTTTGCGCCGTATGGTTGTTGCTTGAACCACTCATTGAGTGTCATTGGTTCCTCCATCTAATAAAGTTCAAACAGTCTAACACGAACGCAAATTTTGTGTTACATTCTTTTCACGGTCATGGTGACCGTTTATCACGAGGATGCAAATTATGAGTTTTATTGTTGAAGATACGGGCGGAAGTTTTGAACGGTGCCCACCAGGAATGCACTTGTCGCGTTGTTATCGCATAGTCGATTTGGGCAGTCAGAAAAGCGAGTATATGGGCGAAGTTAAGATCAAGCATCTCATTACATTAAGTTGGGAGGTGCATGGATCGAATGATGATGGGCAGCCTTTGTTGATGAAAGATGGCAGACCTTTTGCAATATTTAAGAATTACACGTTGTCTTGGAGCGATAAGGCCAACCTTCGTCTTGACCTGCAAGCTTGGCGTGGAAAGCCATTTACTCAAGAAGAGATGCGCCGGTTTGACCTTAAAAACATTTTAGGGGCGTGGTGCATGCTGAATGTTATTGAACGTCAGGGTAGCAACGGCAAGACGTACTCTAACGTACAGACAATTACTCCAGTACCGTCAGTAATGAAACAAGGTGGTATGCCTGATGGGGTCAATCCGTTAGAAATTTTTAACTTATCTGATCCTGACATGAAACTGTTTGATTCATTTAGCAAACAGTTGCAAGAAAAGATCATGCAGTCCCCTGAGTGGCAAAAGATTAGCGGTAAAACGCGTTCTGAATCAGATGATAGTAATTTTGAATCCGTCAATGTTGACGATGACATCCCATTTTAATTAAGGAAATATCATGAAAAAACTACTTTTAATTGCTTTGCTGATTTCAGTTAATGTTTACGCTGACGATGATCAGTCTGCTGCCGTTTCTCCTATTCGCAGTTATAACCATCCTCCTGTCGTTCCAATTGTGGTTGATCCACAAGCACAACAGTTGACCCGTAATGATGTTATTCAAGCTACACAGGAATGCGAGCAAAGCGGTTTACGCGCTAATGCAGTGTTTGCTAAACGCATGATAGGCGGAATGATGTCTGACATCATTATTGATGTGCAGTGTTTGCCTAAATTCAAGATCTTTAATTAAGGACAGCCATGGCAACCATAATTGCACGCACTGCTGAGTCTGGGCATTGGTATGGGCTTGATGGCTCACCCCAATACTCAGTCAAGGCAAAGGATGGGTCTATGCGACCGACGACTCTGAGGGATGCAAGAAAGCTCAATCTTTGCCCCTCAGTCACCACAGTGATGAAAGTGGCCGCAGCCCCAGGTCTTGAGGTGTGGAAGCAGGAGCAGCTTCTATTAGCCGCTCTGACGCTTCCTAAGCGTCCTGACGAGTCGGAGAAGGATTACATCACCCGAATCGTTGCCGACTCAAAGGAGACGGGTAAAAACGCCGCTGAGAGGGGTACGCGCATCCATGAGTCCATCGAGAAGTGGTTTGAGGGTGACAAGAACGTCGAGCATCCCAAGATTGCTGAGGCTTGCATGTCAGCGATTGAGGATCACTTCAAAGGCTTTTCAGAGATCAAGTGGATCACAGAGGCGTCGTTTGCTGATCCATTAGGCTTTGGAGGCAAGGTGGATTTGCACTCACAGATGGGCAGCGGGATCGTGGTGGACTACAAAACTAAGGAGTTCACTGATCCTGATGACGTCAAGGGGTACGACGAACATGTCATGCAACTAGCGGCTTATCGATTGGGATTAAACATTCCTCATGCACGTTGTGCTAATGCCTTTGCGTCTGTCAATCAACCAGGTTTAATCAAGATTATTGAATGGTCCGAGATTGAACTACAGCGAGGTGAAGCTATGTTTAAATTATTACTTGAGTTCTGGAAGATTAAGAACAAATTTGGAGAAGAGTATGCTGACTAATCAAGAAATTAATGAAGCCTTTATCAACGCTCACCTTGAGGAGAACTACAACTTCCTCCAGGATGACCTTGTAAAGCTTGCAGACGCGTTTATAGCCGTTGCTAAGCCTCGGATAGCCGACAAGGAGTTTCAGTTCTGTGAGGACGTTGTACGCAGCTTAAACAGCGTTGTAGCGGATAAGCTTGTCGAGATCAGAAACAATCTGGATGAGCTGCGTCAGTAACAAAAAGGCCCCCAGGTAAGCCTGGGGGCAACACATGACCCCTCATGCGGTCGGAGGTACTACGGGTTAGGGAGAGTAAGCAGCTGGATCAACCATGTCAGATAAATCATATGATTGAGCAGGTGCTTTTCCTGCGTTAGCTGCTGATACTGCTTTCGCGCGTGCTACTTGGCTTGGATACAAATCTCTCATTGCGTTAATGAGAGGCGCGCCATAAGCAGCCGCCAATCCAATAGGTAATGCTTCTGGACCAGCTAATAAACTCGCTGCAATTGGAGCAAGCGTTCCAGCACCAGCAATACTAGCCCCTGTTATGTCACCCTCTCGTGCGCGACGCGCAGTTTCTGTTCCGCCTGAAATAGCATTAACGATTGGACTGGCTTTAGTAACCGCGAACCATCTAGGCAGAAACTGATATAGATCTGTAGCCAATCCTGTCCCTGCTAATGCTTGGCCAGTAATGTCGCCTTTCTGAGCTGCGTTATACAAATCTTGGGCATTGTATCCAGCACCAAATCCTGCTAATCCAGTTCTTACGGGCAGTGAGTTCGATATTTTCCCCAAAACACCCAACCCTGTTCGGAATACTCCAGGAGAAGAAGGCTCTGCTGGTAAAGCCCCACGCACTTCTTGAGCCGCTGTAGGACCTAAATAAATGCTGCTACCCTCAACGGGACCGTATCCTTTACCAAAGTCTTTGCTTTGAACTAAAGAGTGTAATTGCTCTGCTTGCTTACCAGCTGCATGGATATTTTTGTAATCCGTTGCATTTTGCTTCTCAAGATCAGTCAATGGGCTGACCTGTCCTTGATGTGTAGCTTCCCACCAATTGATCACACCATTGCCGCCAGGCCTTGTTGTGGGTCCTACAGAAGCGGCAGGATGCGGAGCTTCGCCGTATGACATAGCTGGGAAAAACCTACTGGCTACACCAAAAGCTTTCTTAGCCGCTAATGCTTTAGTTCCCGCACCAGCACCAACAACACCAGAAATTGCGCCTGCATAAGCACGTTTTTCTTTATCGCTTACTTGTTGCTGTTGAGCCTCTACAGTTTCTTCAGGTGCAGGAGGGTATGGATTTTCACCCTCTAACACAGCACCAGTTGGCTGTTCAGATTGTGGGGCTTCTTGTGGTTCTGATAATGTACTACCTTCAAATTTGGCTATGGCATTCGCTAATTTCTCGTGATAATCACCAGGGAATGCTTTTGTTGTATCGTCAAGACCTAACTGTTCAGCAATGTGAATCTTGTAGTTCTTGCGCGTTTCTTCAGAGTTATCACCTTTGGGTGCATATTTATCAATAAAAGCTTCTGGTGTATTGAGTTTCTGTTCTTCTACTTTGCTCCTGATATCCTGCAGCAAAGCTTTACGCCCAGCTTCAGGTGTCTCAAATACAGCAAATCCATCCTTGTCTGTACCAATCTGCCCTTCATAAAATCCATTTTTATTCGGACGCAAATTTCCTGGATTGTTGTAGTAATCAGCTCTTGACATGATTAGTTGGGAACCCATTTGTTGCCGACTTTGTGATAACCCGGCACTGGTGATTCCGCAGGCGCAGAAGGCTTAGCTGCCGAAAGAGCTGCTGCTTTCTTTGCGTTAGGATCAAATGCATCTGACAAACTACCAGTCATCCATTTTGGAACACCAGTTGCTGGATTTTCAGTTACACCGCGTACACGTTGCGTATTGTTATCAACGATGGATTTATATGCAGGGTGGTAATTCCAACCATAAACATTAAAATCTTTTTCGTTATGTGCTGCATTATGAAACGCATTACCCATCTCGTAATTCATCAGATTGTTTGACCCAATTTTACCAATTGTTCGCATAAAGGCATCTTTGGTATTACCCAATCCGGGGACCTGAGCACTCTCAACTTCGGTCTTCAGATTAGTTGGATTCTTCATTCCAGGAATGTTTGCGTATGTGCTTTGTAATTCAGAAACACTATTCATCAATGTCTGAAAATCTGATGTTGCTTTATTGACATCTAATTTGTGCTGAATAGCGTATTCACGAACATGCGATAAAGCTTCACCCGCAAATCCTTTTTCAAGCATTTTGCCCATGATTGAATAAGGATCTCCGCCTTCCAACATACCAAACACTGGGTTCAATGCTGGATTAGACGCGGCTCGGATGATATTTGTTGTTAATGGATAAACACGAGATCCAAGCGTTGCCAATGGTTCAACTTGCTGACGCTTATCTTCATATGCTTGACGACGATCAGCCACAGCCGCGTTTGCCTGCTCTATTTGTCTGGCTCTAGGTAATGTTTCTACAGATGCGTCGTTGACTCCTGGAATACGAGGTAATGGCTCACCTGACGTTGGCCCTACGGGTGGCTCGGGCTGCTTTGTAGAAAGTGAGCCTTGAGGTGCTGCTGGACTTGCACTAGGCGCAGCCGCAGAACTGGGTCCACTCGGTTGCGTCCCGCCAGGGGGAGCAAAAGGTAGAGGACCGGAATTTCTGGGTGGATTGAATCCAGGGGGAGCAAAACTGTTTACAAGCGCATCTCTGACCTTGGATTCATCGCCACCATATTTCTGCATAAGTTCAGCATAAGTAACACCCAGATTTGCAGTGTCCATATACTTCTTGAGATCAAAGTTTGCTGAACCTAAAGCTTGCTCCCATGCCTGTCTTTTTTCAGCAAGGCTTAGATTGTTCCAACCCAATCCAATGGTCGCACCTGTACTTGAAGATGAATTAATTGAATTGATAATTCCTGGGGCATTTTCACCAAAGGCAGAAGCTAAAAAAGCAGCGCCTTTGGGAGTGACAGTTCCTGTATCAGACAAAAATCCATTTTCACGCATCGCATCCAAACCCATCTGTTTCTGTTGGAATGGAATAGTATTGGCTGCAACTTGTGCTCTCATTCGCGCAATTGTTGGTGCCATAGCACGTTGCGCTTCAACCTGATTACCGATGACGTTGAACGCATTTCCCAATCCAGCAACAAGACCACCCATTTCTGGCTTAGCCAATGCTGCGGCAACTTTTGCTAGGTTGATATCTTTGTATCTGTTTTCTAATGAGGTTGCGTAATCACTTGTAGCTTGATTGGCTGCATTAAAAGCTTCTGCAACCCGAGGGTCAATATCTCGACCAAATGGGTTCATCTTTGACAGATCAAAAGGAATTGGCGCTTGTTCGGATGACAGCTGTGCTGGACCTACGTGAGCAAAATCGTCGTCTCTAGCCATTATCCTCTCCCAGGCAATGCGCCACGATGTTTGGTTGCTGTGCAACCTACAGGTGCATTAATTAAACCACCTCTAGCTACAAAAGTATTTACACCGCAACAACATCCAGCGTATGGGTTTTGGACTGAATTGGGATCATATCCAGCACCTCCAGCACTAGCCCCGCCAGAACTACTTCCAGAACTAATATTGGTTCCTATTCCTGATGCTGCACCTCCTGCAGTAGATCCAGGGTTAATTGCCACGCCCGTCCCACCAGATCCAGGTTTAAATCCTAACTGGCTCAAAATGTTTGAGTAAGCCGACTGACCACCTGTAGTAGGTGTTGCGAACAACGAACCAATCCCAGCTCCAGCAGCCAAGGTAGCCTGTATAGGCGACATGCAAAGCGTTGTTTGTGTCGATGTGGGTATGTTTGCCCCTGCAAGCAGCGTAGATAGCTTTGAGAGCGTTGTGAGTGGGTAGCATTGTCTGTTTTGAGCAATTGTTTGCTGTTGGCCTCCAAGGGTCGACAACGCATTCAAACAGCCTAGATTGATCTGCTGACCTTGTGTGCCTAATGTACCCAAAGTTTGTCCACCTTGAATTCCCAAAGCACCTTGTTGTTGTGCTGCTTGAGCTGCTGTTTGAGCGGCTTGGTTCAATGCAGCGTTCTGAGCTTGCTGTGCAGTCGCTGTAGTGCCTGCAAGCTGACTTAGAGCGCCCTGCTTCGTTCCTGCGGCCTGTAATGCCTGGCCATATCCAGATGCCAACATGTTAGCAATATTAGAATTTAAGCACTGCTCAGCGTTAGCAATAGTCTGCCCTAATACCTGAGCACCACGCTGTGATCCAAACTGACCAGATCCCACCGCTGCAGCCGTTGCCTGAGGGGCAAGGTTCTGCATAATGTTCCGCTGCCCAATATTAGATATGGCATTGATCTGGCACTGGATGTATGGGTTCATGTAGCACTGAGCTGTCTGACCCAAATTAAAATTCACCCCTTGATTGATCAATGGCTTTGCAGCACACAGAGGGCTTGCAATGTTGCTCAAGTATGGCGCAGCTGCACCAGTAATGTTTTGGTTAGCCCCTTGCCCTACTAATCCTGCCCCTTGAGAGACTAAAGGCTGATACTGACCAGCTTGATTGGCTGCGTTAGTAAATGCCTGTGTCTGTAATGGTTGAGCACCAACATACTGAGCGCACGCCTGGGCCTTTTGTCCCGCGGTCGCAAGATTACTTAAGTAGTTGGTGTAAAACGACGGTGCATTCGTCGTTTGATTCTGGGAAGTCTGTAGTAGATTGGCCATGATTAACCTTTGCCCCTGAGGTATTCAAGAGGTGATTTAGCTTTCGGGGGAATCTTACTGGTAGGAGCAGATCGCTTATGGTCCCGCAAACGCTCACGCATCTGGTCTAACATCTTCGCCCCATGCTTATTGTCCCCTCCTCCGAGGGCTGTGACAAATGATTCTGGCAAGACAACTTCACCATCTGCTATTTTTGCAGGCACAGGATTACCACCTAGTTCTTTCTTGTGAGGAACCTGGCCCATAAAATGCATCAGAGCCTCATTTCCTGCCTTACTTGATCCATCACCTAAAGCTGCCACAGCATCTGCATCGATGACGTAATCTCCGTCATGCAGCATAGCGGGTATATCGTCTGATTGGCCGGTTCCACGGCCCCCAGCATAGTAACCTGTCACCCCAGTCACGAACTCGGGATGGTGGCCCTCTGGAGCTGCCTCGTGGTACTTAGAGGGCAACCCGCCTTTGGCTAATTGACCAAATGATCCATACATAGACATTTGGGGCGAGATTTGATGTAGAGCACCAAGGGTTACTGCATTTTTTGAACTAGGCTGATACACGATTCCCGCGGGTCCTCGACTCTGCAAGAATTCCGTTTTAGATAAACATTCCACACAACCCACATGGCTTCCAGATGCAAAGCGGTGAATTGGCCCACCGTCCTTGGCGTAACCTGGAACGGCATACCCACGAGATGCAAATTGATGTAGTAAAGCCGGATCATATTCCTGCAAAGTTGCTTGAACATCCGGTCTGTTTAATTCTTCCGGGGTCAAACGGTTGTTTTCAATATCATTAACTAAGTCGGGGCGTACCATCTCTAATCGACGCAACGCAGAATCTTGATAATTCTTTACCTGCAAAGACTGCGGCACGCCCCCCGTAATTGTTGAAGATTGTAATGAACCCAATCCAGGCAATTCCTGCAACGTTAATGCAGGTGTTTTGCTTCCTGTAACGGATAACATTTGAGGGGTTGATGATAAGAAATATGGTACGGCAGCCCCAAGAACTCCCGTTGAACTCGATGGAGTAGTTGTCGGACTAGTAGATCCGCCGGGATTGATTATTGGAAGTTTAGTGGAACTATCTGAAACTTTTGTCGGAGTAGTTGTTGAAGTGTCGGTCGTAGCTGTCGATGGGTTGACAAGAAGGTTTACCGCAACTCCAGTTCCACCAATTCCTGAACCCGATCCATAAACGCCTGTTCCTCCACCGCCTACTCCAGTATCTGCACCAGATCCAATTCCCGTGCCTGTCGCTAATGAATTGCCTGGAATACCAAATGCTTGATCAGCGGTATTTACTGAGGTTGGAAGCGATCCAAGCCCAGTTGTATCTGTTGTGGTCGTACCACTTGGTAAAGCGCCAGCAGTAATATTTGTATCTGGTGTTGCCGTTGCCGGTAATGCACCGCTACTTGCATCTGTTGATATAGGCGTGCCAGGAGCTGCACCTGTAGTGCCGCTCTTGTCTGTCTGTGCGCCAGTAATATCACTGAGATCTATTGGAAATGCACTTGAATTATCAACCGTTGAAGTGTCAGCTGTTGTGCTTCCGCTACCCTGTCCAGGTGGACCTAAAGGCCCTTGATTAGATACGTCATTTGTCGTCATCTGCATATACACCCCAGGAAGCTGGTTCCCGGCTGCATCATATGCAGTAGCATTTGGATAATCTACAAATATTGGATTACCGTTTTCATCTGTCTCTTTTGTTGAACCGGGAGGCACTCCAGGCGGCAATGACAAGTCTGTAGATAATGTTGGAAGCGCACCAATAGTAGGCGCCGTAACGTCGGATGTTGTATTCGTGTCTGCTGATGCAAGTACAGGCAATGCTCCAGAAGCTTGTGTTTGATCTGTAGGGGCGCCAGTGTTTGCTGATGCAAGCACAGGCAAAGCACCGTCTGTTGGGATTGCATCTGGTGTATTTACGTTATCAGCTAATGATGCTAATCCGCTTTGTGTTGAGTCTGACGAAGCACTATCGATTGGACTTGGCGTAGCAGGTGGCGTTGCGTCTACATTAGTCGTAGGCTGATCTGTTGGCGCCACAGACACCGCATTTGAAATACTTTGTAAGCCTGTATCTACATTTGAGGAAGGTAATCCAAATGCTTGGTCTGCCGTATTTACGCTTGAGGGTAAGGAATCCAATCCACTTGGCGTTGGATTTGTGTCAAAAAACAATGAACCCAGAATGTTTTGAACAGCGGGGCTTGCTTGATTAAGCAAAGGAAGAACTTGGTTTTTTGCGGAATTTACTACTGAATTTATCTGTTGTGAAACTCCAGTATCAACACCTAATGATCCGATTGAACTATAAACACCAGAGGTTGCTCCGGCCATAATTCCAGACTGTAGTGCTTGATCTAGGGGCTGCCCATTTAACAGAGCTTTTGTTGTTCCTTGCGCGGATGCACCAAGCGCTGACGAAGCAATAGTGACAGCTTGCGGATTATCAACAAAAAGACTTCCTAGCGGATTATCTGACGTGACCAGATCATTGATAGCAGCTGGTGCAGCACTTGCGACTTGAGCACCAACATATCCAGAAATTGCAGCAGTCGCTATATTTGCAACGCTGCCACCGTTCATAGCTGAAACTGTTGCAGCAGCTACAGGGGCCGCAACAGCGGCTGATGTGAGGCCTAATCCCGCAGGACCAATCACTGAAGTTAAAGCAATGGTCTCAATAACAGGTATTGGATTATGGACAATGTTTTCAACTGTTTTTGCAACAGGTTGAATGACTTTATTATTAACCCACGAGGCTACACCGCCCATTTTAGAACTCCACCATCACTGCATTGGTTGGAAGCGATGAATACGACAAACCTGCCATATCCAATGCTTTCAATATGCGTGGGTTTTCTAATTCAAATCTCCCATAATGAAAACCTGCTACTTTCATAGCGTGAGCCGCATCTTTAATTGCCGCAACCAAATCACGCGGATTGTCTGCAGTTTCCATTACAAATTGCACCGTACCATTCCCGAGGTTTTCGTATATAAACAACGTGTTATGTGATCTTAAAACACGGATGTTGGGATTCGTTTTAATGGATTGCGCGAGACTTTCTTGCAAAGCAACAGGATCTTGTCCTGTACCATGTAATGACTTTTGCAATATTTCTTCGGTAGTTAATCTTTTCATCGCTGCGGGTCCACGCTCATTATTCCCACCATCTGTGCTGCCCAGTCTTGCCAAGTAGCAAAGCCTCGGTGATCAGGTATCCCTGACATTACAAAGTACCCAATTCCATTTAATCCATCAACCCAGACACGCCACTGCTCTTCTGGGACATGTCCCAGTTGGTTCGGCGCAAATAACTCTTCCATAAGCCGACAGTAGTAATCCCAAGTCATATTTCTTGGGTCATAAACTGTTGCCATTACGGATTACCCGTACCGCGAACATCACCTGTATCTAGGCTCAACAATACATTACCCATGAAGTAGTCTCCGTTCGTCACGTTACTGCTAAACCGTAATCTCATCTCACGACGCTGCTCACGCATATCAATCTTTAAAGTTGTTGGATCAAAAGGGTAAGGGTCAGAAGGAGCATCAACGTCGACAGCATAGCCTTTACCTGTCACTACAACATTCATTGTCTGCACCTGTATGAAGTCAGGCTCAATACGCTCACAGCGCGTCCAGACGTTATCACCTATAGGCTGTGTATTTACTAATCCACCTTGGCTACCCAAGATGTTTGTTTCAAAGTAAGACTCAATCGCTTCAATACGGCTCAAATACTGTTGGTTTACACCCACTTCATGTGTCCACAGACTGTAGCCTGTTAGGACGTTCTGTTCCCATCCTGCCCAGATTGGCCTACGGAACACCTCAGAGAACACGCCAGCAGATCTACGAGCGCCTAAAGCCTCGCCTGCGTCATACCAACACTTCTCACGAAGGTTAAAGATAATCGCGTCATTACATTCAGTGCTAGAGCCTGATGGATAGAACCACCAAATCTCACCCCAGCGCGGGACTTTACTAACCCATACCTTTTGACGCTCTTTAATGTTGATTCTGTCAAAGAAATAGTTTGTATTCTGGTTATTGGGGAGTTCCTGTACTACACCGCTGTACATTAAGAAACGATCCGTACCTACCCAATAAAAGATACCGTCATACTCAATCACGCACTGACTCGACATAATTGAAGACTGTTGAGTGATTAAGTCATATCGCCAATACAACGTAGCATTACCCACATTCTGTGGGGCATATGTCACGCGTACAACAGAATCCAAAGTCCAAAAAAGGCCAGCAGGAGAAGTGGTACCACCACGAAGTGGTAATCCTTTGACGACTTTAGTGGAACTAATGTTGTTGGAGTTCGCATCGGCTGATGTCCAATTATTAAAGTCACCTGCTGAACAGTTCTGAATTAATCCATTATCTCCAAATACAAACAGGTATGGAAATAACATCACTACGCCACCAGAGACGCTAATGTTGTTATCAAACGTCAACAATTTTGCACCGCTTGCCGTAGCATTTGCACTTAGCGTTACCGTCCAAACATTACTAACGCTTTCTGCATTGAGAACCGTAGTTCCGCTAGGAATTCCAGTACCCGATACAGACACCCCCGCGCCTATGGCTGCGATGGTGCTCGCAAACGTGACTGTGGGTGATCCTGTGGTTAATGTACCTGTGGCAGTAAAAACACCAATAGGGGAGACTGTAGTGCCTGTAAAGTCTCCAAACAGAGGTCTTGTTTTTACGGTAGAAGTAATGTCATTCAGATTCTGGCCAGGATGTGCAATGAGGTTGTTTTTGCCGTTCCCATAAGCATCATAACCAATATCAAATTGCCAAAGGTTATTTGCATTTGCCGTGAACCCTGAAGTGATTGTAACGTTTTCTGGGCCTGAACCTACCGCATCGTCATTGTCGGTTGTCCATTGCTGCAAACCAGACTGAGTACCAGAATAAATATAGTTAATTCCGTCAGTCGCACTCATAATCATGCCGCGACTGACTTCTGTCGCGTTTAGAAACGATGCACGATAGCCTAAAATCTTGCGAGGGCGACCATATTGGAACCTGACCCAACGGCCATCAATGTAGTTGGATGAGGCTAATATCGTGCTATCACGCTGAATGCCAGGGGCAACTGTCAGCGATACAACCTTCAGAGTCATTAGATTGATCCACCTGCTATACCAACAGGGACTAATAATGCCGTTTCAGTAAATGTAGCTACATTATTGCCATTTAAGGATATCCCTAAAGTATTACTTGTTGGCTGATACAAACCTGTAACCGTGTTACCAATAAAGTTAAGGGATGGCGCTGCCGCAGAGCCTGCAGCAATCGATATTGTTGAAAATGAACTAGATGTTGCTGTCTGAGCGTTATAAACATTTGTTCCATCACAAATCAAAATGACTGATTGATTTTGATTTAATTGAACTGTTGAACCACCACTCACACCTGTTGAGAAGGTTAAGGTAAACGATCCAGTGGTGTTATTACTCATTGCATAAAATTGAACAACAGGCGGAACAATAACAGTGACGTTTCCGGTCAACGTGCCTTGATACTGTTGGATCAAATTTGCTGCTTGAGAGGCAGTTAACGTGTACACGCCACTTGTGACATTTAATACAAGCTCAGTAAATACAAATAGATTTGACTGCCCATATCCGTATGAAATCCAACTAGATAGATTCGATACAAGAGTAAATGATTCGCTAGGCTGAAGCTGAAAATTATTGTCACCGTCAATAGTGTCTGAACCTATTGGGGTTACATTAAGCGTACCGGTTCCATCATTTTTGATGGTCACAAACCAACCTAAATCCACAGACGAAGCTGACGGCAAAGTGATTGTCCCCGCCCCACTTGTCCATACAACAGTCTGTGATTGCGCTGACGCTAAAATTGCATAGTTTGACGATACAGAAAACGGAGGCATTACTGTGTTAAGAGTAGTTCCTACTGCCTTTAATCCATATCCTGCTAAGGCTGCTGCATTAGCAGCAGATGTTCCTGCGCCAAACTGCAGGCTCTGCCACGATCCATTGATTGATGTATTGCTGACAACGTATACATATTGCGCAGTGGATGCGACTACTACAACAATCGTGTTCCCACTAATGTCTACTACCGTAAAGTCGTAAGCGCCAATATTTCTGATAAGCGTTGACTGCCCCACAGATACCTGAGTAGCAGGAGGCATGTACAAAAGCAACCCATTAGTCGTTGCCGTAACGTCTAAGATGTTTGCAACAACATTAGTCGTATTGCCGTTGATTGGCCACTCAAGGTAGGTGTCTACACTAATCGACAGATTCTCAAAGCCCACCTGAGATGGGTTGATCGTCTGGCCAGTATAAGGGCTTACATATGTCGTCATGATTAGGAGTCCACGGCCACGGCTTGGCGATCTCCCACACGCGCCACATCTTCAGTCTTCAGTGCCGCAAGAGATTGATCGTACTTTTGTTGAAAGATTTGACGCTGATCGTTCTTGAGGAACGGCATAGCCTGTAATAGCGTGCCAAAGAGCATGGCGTTGGGCGCATTTTGGGTAAGCCAGTTTGTTTGGTTCTCCGAACTTAGTGGAGCTATACGCTCGTAATAAAGCACCTCAAACGAATACGCCACGTCAGGAGTAGGCGCTAAATACCAATGCTCCCAGTCCGTGTCTGCATAGAACAGAGGAACAGACGTGAGATTAGCATTAGGCCAATAATTTTGAAGGTACTCATACTTTCGTAAAAGTACAGGTTGTTTCTTGCCGCCTACTGTGACATTCATTGATACAGTCTTGCGCCAACGAGCAGGCTTTGCCAACACAGAATTGCCGGCTGTCATCGTAGACTCTACGACTTGCAGTTGCCCTAATGTCTTGATTTGCTCAGCAATCTCAAATTCCGCCAAAGTAATGAACGTAGGAATAGCCTCCACTACAGCCGTGTCCTTACGCTCCAGATATTGCTGGACATAATACGTTAGGCTGTCATACGTCATCACCCATGATGGAATGAGTGTCATGCGTAAGGTCTCGTACCCTGCTTGTCAATAATCAGAGCCATACCGCGGGGCTGCTCACCCTCACGATTAGGAACAGAAACGTGAGTCCACGAGTCAAACTCTCTGATCACTTGATCAAAAGGAAGGTCTGATCCCTTGATAGCCTGCGTGACTTGATCTGGGGTCATTCCAGGCACTCTGATGTCTGCAGCACAACCTAACCTATGTTGGCTTGTATCTTTCGATCCTACGGCATCGTTGACCTGTTTGGAGCGGTATGCTGAGTTAATCATGATGGGTTTGTTGTCCAACAAAACCTTTACGCGCTCCAGAAACTCTGCTAGCCGCGTCAGGTTGACTGTTATCGCTTCATCAGGGGTGTTGTCCCATCCGTTGCGTGTGGCCACGTCAGAATGCGTCATTTCCTCTAGTGAGAAATGGGGAGATAACTGTGTCATTTAGACTCACCTCCGTTCAACTTTGCGTGAATCGCTTCATCTTTGGCCTGGCTACCCGCACTTGAACCGAAATAGAAAGCAATGATTCCTGTCCAAGCTGTGCCTAAGCTTCCCAACATCAACATCAAGGCATCACTAGTCGCAAACTTCTGCGTCATCATGCCTACCAGTATTCCGAAGAATCCAACAGTGACAGATAAAGCGAGAAAAGGAGGCACCCATGATTTGACGTTCATCTGCATGTTCCGAGCGCTGGTGCGATCCTCAACAGCCAGCTTCTCAAAATCCAATCCCAGCTCTTGAGCCTTTGCCTTGATGGCCAGCTCTGATTGCTGAATAGCGGCCACCTGATCAGCTGTAAGCTTGCCTGACTCTACTGTGGCCTTCACATCCTGTGCAGACATGCCTAAGGCGCTCTCAAGCGCTCCTACGGCCATTCCTGCTACTGGGGAACCTAATGCTGTCGCAACAGTTGGCGCCAGCTTACCAATCGTCTCAATCCAATCTGCCATCTCAACCTCTTTTGTTCCAAAGATCGAACAGAGTTTTCACTTTATCTTCTAAAACGCTAATCCGCGAACGCACTTCCCCAAAGGTCAAAACGATTACGACAAATCCTACAAGGATCGGCCATAGTTTCGCCATCAGGTCCAAAGCATCCATTATTCTGTCTTCCTTCCGGCTAGTAATGAAACAATGACTGCCACTAATTGTAGTGTCCATTGCGTTGTGTCACCTGTTTGTTCACACGGTATAGCGTCAAAATTACACACTGCGCCTACTGTTCCAGAAATGGCTACCACATACACCAGTAACCATATCAGGATCGTCTCGTGATCCATCAAATTCCAAACACTTTCTTGACTAATGTCGCAGCCGCACCGGGGCCTAACAGGGTGATAAGCATTACAGCGTAGAGCAACAGCTCAATACGCGTCATACGGGCCTCACCTCTGACGAAGGAATCTTTGATTACCTCGTATCGTTCGGCACAAACCGCCTCATGCACTGACACTCGCGTTTCCAAAGAATCCTCCGACATTTACCATTTCCTTAGTTTTTTGCAGGCTCTGCATCGTTTGCAGCAGGATCAGCAGGTGCGCTGGCAGGAGCCATCACAATGCTTTGACCTTGTGCTTGTAGTTCATTTTGAATTGCTGCCATCAATCCTGCAACCTCGCTAAACTTGTGGTTGCCGATAAACTGAATGATTGCGTTGGTTAGTTCTGCGGAAAATGTTGCTGGTGTCATATATGTCCCCTTAAAAGTTAAGTTACCTAAGAATAAACTCTGGTCCGTTAGCCCAACCCACAGCAGTCATTCGGACCCCATCAGTGACTTCTGCTGCCTTGTGCTCCAAAAAAGAAGGGAATACAACAATATCTCCTTTATTTTTTAGAATGTTATTGTTATTACCTCGAATAAATAAACCTCCTCCTTCATATTCTTCTGGATTTGAAAGTAATAAGACTACTGATAATTTTCGTATACTTGCTTGTTTTTCGAATATACTTTCGTCAATATGCCAATCATAAAAGTTTGACTTTTTATATCTGGTCAATTGTATTTGTTGAATATGTCTAATATCAAAATTCCATTCCGCCGACACATTTGCATATCTAATATGATTAAACAATATCCCTTCTACCCAATGATTAGGTTTTAACCAACACACATCATTAGTTCTTAGAATTTTGTTTACTATTCCGTTTTTTACTTGCGCTTCTTCTTTTTGGTCTTCGGAAAACTGTAGTTTTATTATTTCACAAATTTCTTCAGGTATTACTTTTTCCCAGTACCAAAAATTATGTTTCATATTGAATATTTATGCCAATTCCCATGCCCATGTTGCAAAGTTCCAAATGTAAATAGCCCCATCCGTAGGCGCATCTGGCGCTAATTGCCAAGAATTAGATGTACCTTGCCATCTATATCTTTGTCCTTGAGGTGCGTCTGTTGGTCTTGGCTCTGGAGGAACATATTGATTTAGATTTTCATCGTATGCCCATGCCGTGAAATTGAAATAATTTGGTCCAGACTTCCAATTTAATTGAGTGCTTTGTTGCAAAGCAATTTTCTCGTCTGATGTCATATCTCTTACAGTCCAAACATCTGTCCAAACACCATCAACTTTTTCGTAAGAAGGTTCTACAGGATCTAGTACTTGATACAGATTTGGAACTGGTGCTTCAACTCTGTTGAATGGTTCCCAATTATCTGGTACTGATCCTAAAGCATCAATTAGGTTATCTTCCAATGCTGGATGGTCTACTGCTTGTCCGTTTTCTACTCTAATGTATAAATTCATTAGATTTAATCCTATAAATTAAGGTGTACCAACACATGTTGATGGGAATGTGCGAGTAGATCCTGGCCATACGATACGAACTGCTCCTACTGCGCCATTACCTGAATATGTAGGACATCCAGCACCCGCACCTCCACCTCCACCATAAGCACCACCACATGACTTTCCACTTAATGGTTGACAGTTACCTGGAGCATTAAGGTTTTTTCCGGCAGCACCACCACTTCCGCCTCCACCGCCGATAATACAATTTCCAACACGAGTTGATCCACCTGATCCATTAGGACCTTGACCTAATATTCCTACACCACCACCACCACCACCCGAACTACAGTATCCACCACCACCACCACCACCTGCTCCTCCTGAACCAGCACTTCCTGGCGTAAACGGAGACGCTCCGCCTGCTCCACCATTACCACTGTATCCGCCACCGCCACCACCTCCACCGCCGCCTCCGCTGCCTCCGCCATTTCCTCCATTACCACCACCACAACCTACGTATCCTCCGCCTGTAGCGGTGCTACTAACACCACCTCCGCCTTTAACAGTAGATGTATTAATAAAATAACTACATCCTCCTGGATTACCAGCTGGGAAGGCGAATGGTCCTCCTGCTCCCACTACAACTGTGTATAGACTACCAGGAGTTACTGGTATATTATTTTTCCAACCTAATCCACCACCTCCACCACCTCTACAGGGAGAACCACGAGAACTGCTACCACCACCAACCGCAACAACACTCACAGCACTAACACCTGCTGGTGCTACCCAACTATATGTACCTGCTGTGGTATACGAAATAGATCCTGGTGCAGCAGCAGAAGAACCTTTTGCTGTTCCAAACCATTCCTGCATCATGCTCATATTAAGTCAACCCCGCGCCAGAAATGACACATGTTGTCGTTGATAAGAACAGAACCGTACAAATTCCGTATAACCCTAAAGTTCTGTTTCCTGATGTTGAAGTGGCCTGCCCAGCCCACTGCATTGTCATGCTAGTGCCTTGAGTAATAGTTTGGCTGGATCCAGAGTTATTGAAAATTGTAACCAAGCTACCTGCAGCAACTACGCTAGAAGGAACAGTCACGCCACCAGTTGTGATTGAAATCGTTTTACCAGCATCTGTCGCTAACAACGTATATGCAGATGTCTGTGCATTAAGAGTTGTTCCAACGGCATTTACAGTAGTGCCTGATACCGTAATACCTGTACCTGCAACAGGACCAGATCCTGAATAACCAGAAATACCTGAATATCCAGATATTCCAGAATAGCCTGAATAGCCACTGATACCTGATCCGCTGTAGCCACTGTAACCGCTATATCCAGACGTTCCTACTGCACCGGCATCAGTAATGTTCCATGATGCAAATGTTCCACTACCGCCAATATAATCTACGTTTACGGTCAATGATGTAGTTGTAAACGCAGTAATACTACCTTCCATAAAGTTGGTAGGCGTTACTGTATTAGACACGCGCACACGATTACCGACTGTAAATGCAGTCTGTGATGCGGATAGGTTTGTGGTAAATGTTTTGGAACCGGTTGCAATCAGCGTAGATGTTGCTGATGTCAGTCCGTTGTATCCGATACCCGAGTATCCTGATATACCGCTGTAACCCGAATAACCTGATGTTCCTGCACCTGTAGCTCCAGAGTATCCAGAGTATCCAGATACGCCTGAGCCTGAATATCCTGAAGTTCCACTATATCCAGAAACTCCAGAATAACCAGAAATACCGCTATTTCCAGAATATCCACTAAATCCAGATGTTCCACCGCTTCCTGCAGATCCAGAATATCCGGAAATACCTGAATAACCTGAAATTCCAGAGTACCCGCTTATTCCAGAGAACCCTGAAATTCCGGATGCACCAGAATATCCGCTAATTCCGCTATATCCAGAAATTCCTGAAGCACCAGAATACCCTGAGGTACCAGAATAACCTGAGATTCCAGAAGTTCCTGAATAACCTGAAATTCCTGAATACCCTGATATGCCAGAATAACCAGAAATTCCGCTATAGCCAGAGATACCGCTATAACCTGAAATGCCTGAATAGCCAGATGTACCCGAATAACCGGACAAACCTGCCAGTTGCACAACGGCATTAGATCCGTTTTTATACCATGCTGTTCCGTCACCCCAGTTTAAAAACAGCTCAACGCCGTTTGATCCTGTGGTTAATTGACCTGCTGTTGGTCGCGTGCCAGGAGTGGCGCTACCAAATAAAAGTATGGGTGTATATCCGGTCTGAGCCATGTTTTACCTCGCTGATTTAACGCATATTAAAAGCGATTTACGGGGTTTTATCAAACGACAAAAGGTGCTCCACAGCGTTTGCAACAAGCTGCGGTTCAACAAATGCGTCTGGATTGTGATCTACAAATTCCCACCACCCAAACTGCATTGGCGCCAAATATTTTCGGTCTTTGAGAAGATTGATATTCTCAGGATGCCCAAAGATAACAGGATCAGACACAGACCACAAAACAATTCCCTTCTTTCTTTCGTCCCAACCTAAGTGCTGCAAAAAACTATCGCATGAAATCCATGTGTCGCACTCCCTAATCACCTTACGCAATTCAGGCAGACTAAGGTTTTTCCTAAAATCCGGAACCAGTTGATCCTCGCCCTCGACTCCCACTTGAACTACCTGATAACCAAGCCCAAAGATTAGTGGAACTAAAGTTTGCCAATATGGGTAGTTCTTGGGGTTCGTCTTCCCACTGCGTAGTTTCTTGGAATAAGGGGAGATCACAATCATAGGTAGAGCTTCCTGTACGCATTCTCTAAACTATCTTTCCAGTTCCAATCAATCATCTTGCGATAGATATTCCATTGATCTAGATTGCCAAATAAGTACTGCGCTTCAGCAATTGATCTGCCAAGAATAATTTCAGGATAGCAGCTAAATACTTCAGCGTTCTTAATGTCACGCAATACATGACTGAAAACAACGTGATCGCCCATACCAGCATCCAAAACAACAATTGTTTTGTCCTTGAATGCCATCAAATTGCGGAAGATCGTCTCGTCATGATGGAACATCTCTGATTTATCTTCGCTGCGAATCCCGCCCTGTGGATTCTTGAGATGCCATGAGTTAGCACTGGGAACCACTGCAACCATATATCCTTTCTGATGCAGCCCGTATGTAAACAAAGTCTCTTCTCGATGCGCCACACGCGACAATCCCAGATGGTATTCATGTACACCTGCTCGATAAATGAAAGAGCAATGTAGATGTTCTACCGCTTTAAACTGGGTTATGTATCCCCATTGAATGTTAAGTTCATTATCAATCTGATCGATCTTGCCAGTCGAAGGTATGTCATAGGGTATTGGAACGCCAGTCTGAGGCGTTAGGATTGATCCTCCAACTGCACCTATACCATCAGCACCAATGTATTTGCTCAACCGTTCTAATACATTAGGCTCGGGGACACAATCATCGTCAACACGCCATACCCAATCAAATCCCATTGAGTTTGCGATCTGATGGATATGATGCTGCCCTTTCTTAGGCGCAAAAACCACTTCCCATTCCAAACGCTTTTCTAAACAAATCCTAAAGAAGTGCTGATAGAAAGTCAGATCGCGCAAATCCTTAGCGTCATCATTGTCATCAAAGATGATTAATTTATCCGGCAACTTCGTTTGATTAACGATTGCCATTAATACTAGGGGTAGAGTTGATTCGTATCTGCCCCTAGTTGCTACAGAACATAAGATCCGATTCATTTCTTAACCCACAGCTCCTGTGAGAACGGAATATCACGGTAATTAATGTAATTCCCGTTCGCATCAACTCCATCCCATGCACCAATTTGACGCCGGTCTACTTGTGTATAACCCAAGTAAGCCAACTTATTTTGCATCGTGTTAATGCCTTTATGGGTCGGATGCAGCTCGCCGTGGATCTCAATCGCTACAGTCGTAATCCGCTTCATGTCATCAGGCTCTAAGCCCATCAGAACATCATACTCGCCACCCTCACAATCCATCTTGAGGTAGATATTGTCGCCGTCACACATTGCCAACAAATCTTTTAAACAGATCGTAGTGACTTCTTCTGATGACTGTGAAGGCTTATACAGACTGTTATGGCCTGTTTTGGCCTGAGACCCAATATGCAGAGTCAAACCAGTCTCGGACGAAGCTGCATTCATCAATACAGCAATATTGGATGCCTGCGCTCTTTTAATATTAACCCTAAGAATATCAACAGTGCTTGATACAGGTTCAATCGAAATAACCCTGTTTGCGCCCAATCTTGAGGCAAACAGGGAGAACGTACCCATGTTGGCACCAATATCGATCACATCGCGTCCCATCAAGTTACCAGAGCTAATTTGATAGATGTTATGTCGAATGACTTCATCGTACAGCTCTGTCGCTTCTTTACCATTTTCGCAAAGCCAGATTAATGATTGCTTGACTGCATCATCAATCCACTTTGGATTGTACTTCTGCGCCAATCTGAAACTATTGGCTTTAAATATTTTGTCCCATTCAGGCACGCACTCATTATCGTGTACTGTGCCTTCGCCCTTGTGATATATCGGGAAGCCGCCAGTATAAGTTGTGCCACCCCATACCTTATCGAATACCTCAAGAACCTTAAAGCCTGCTTTCTCTGCTTCAATACAGAACTCGGTATCTTCACCTCCGCCAACGCCGTATTCCTCGTTTAGCAGGCCGATTGCATTGAAGACCTTACGATGTACCGCCACACAAAAAAACACGGCGAAATCGCGTCCAGCAGGCTCAGAATGAATCTTGCTGATACAGGATATTCCACAGGTAGGATCATCGAATGGTTTATCTAGGATATCCAGCCATTGATTCTTTGGCTGATCCAACAAAATAGTGTCGTTGTTAAGAAGAATAATCTTCTCAGCAGTTGACTGTTTGATACCCGCGTTTGTCGCTTTGGAGAACCCTAGAGGACGGAAGCTATGCACAACCTTAAAGTTGTCGCTTAAGCCTGCCTCCTCAAAAATCCGGTCAACCTCGCTGAGGTAATACATCGTTCTGTCTTTACTTCCATTCACAGATACCACCAACTCAATTTGATCTAAGTCGGTGTATCTGAGAATGGAATCGATGCAGGGTTTTAGTAAATCATCACAATGGTTAAACGTAGGTATTACTACTGTAAATCTCATCAAATGGATCCCCCCATAATTCCGCCAGAAACTGCATGCGTGGTGGCATTATAGGTGAAGTTAGAGTCTGTGCGTAAACTTTGTGCGCCTGTTAAGCCATCAACAAAGGTAACGTACTCAGTAGCAAGTGATCCCGTAGAAACTGTGACTGTACTGGGCGCAGCACCAGAATAACCAGAATATCCTGAGTTACCGCTGTATCCTGAAATTCCGGAACCACTGTAACCTGAAATTCCAGAGTACCCTGAAATTCCAGAGTACCCAGAGATACCAGAAAATCCTGAGTAACCCGAAATTCCGGAGATACCTGAGTATCCGGATGTTCCTGAATATCCAGAAAATCCGGAATATCCACTAAACCCAGAATATCCTGAAGTTCCGTTGATACCTGAATATCCAGAAATACCAGAGTATCCAGATGGTCCTGAATATCCTGAAATTCCAGAGTAACCGGAATTCCCCGAATAACCTGATATACCGGAATATCCACTAAATCCACTTGTTCCGCTATATCCTGATACGCCTTGAGTAACAGCAAGAATTAATTTTTCATTATTGGTGAATGCAGATCCACCAGTGTTTATCAACGTAACTGGGTAAGTCCAATAACTATTTGCTGTTCCAGGATTCGTATTTGTTGGCGTACCAGATATTAACCAAACCTGATATTGATTGCTTGATGCTTGGGATTGAACAGTAATCTGTTGTCCCTGCGACAACAACGCCAAGAAAATATCAACGTCAGTACCGTCATTAGTAATGTGACTTACATTGATTGATGTTGCGCTTGTCTGAGTCGCATTATCCCAAATAATGTGACCGCTACCTGGGTCACCTGTTGTTGAATTTGTTTTTGCTTGGTATTGGAAATAGTTGGATGAAATACCAGGTGCGCCACTGTATCCGGATGTACCAGAATAACCAGACAATCCTGAATCTCCGCTATATCCACTAATACCAGAATAGCCAGAGATTCCTGAGTAACCTGAGAAACCACTGATTCCGCTGAATC